CGCCGCGATCTCCCCCTGGGATGGCGGGCGTCGCGCCCACCTCCACCGCCGCATCCCCCGTAGGGGCGACCCGCCGGGTCGCCCCTACACCACCGGGGGGTGAGGGGCTCCCCCACCCCAACCCTCCCCGTGAACTCAAAGGGACTCGGCACTCCCTTCGAAAAAATAGGCCAAATGCACTACGAAATTGATGCAGTTGCTTTCCTTCCATTACAACATCATTTTGTGGTATAATAGGGATAGAACAAAAGTTCTATTCTCAGAAGGGAGTCGCATATGGACAAACTCACATACCCTCTCACCCTGCAGGCCAGTACGAGGCCGCGCACCTACCGCGCCACCTTCGTCCAGGCTGGACCGGTCAAGGCGCGCGACCAAACCGAAGCCAACTGGACAATCCACCCCGACGCGCTCGCCAAAGCGTACCACACCTTCAATGGCCGCGCCGTCTTCATCGACCACGCCCAGCCCGGCGACCTGCCCTCGCTGCGCAACCTGGTCGGCATCACCACCGGCGCACGCTACAACCCCATCACCCAGGCAATCGAAGGTTATATCCGCCTCTACGACCGCGACGATACCAAATGGGTGGCACAACTCTTAGACCAGATCGTCGCCGACCAGGCCGCCGGCCTGGAAACACCCGACATCGGCCTCTCGATCGTCTTCTTCAGCCAATCCCAGACGCGCAACGGCAACCGCGTCACCTACCAAATCAACTACGTCGAATCCGTTGACCTGGTGTTCGGCCCGGCCGCAAATGGCCGGATCAAATCCGCCCTTAATACCCATCAAGGAGAAAGGCATATGGAAACCCAAGACACACGCACCGATCCCACCGGCACCCCCGTGCCGGCACCCGACCCGACGGACGGCGCTCCGCTGCCCAGCGGCCTGCTGGAACGCCTGGACGCGCTCCAACAGCGCATCGATGCGCTCGCGTCCGTCACCGCGTCCCTCGTGGAACGCAACGCCATTAGCGGCCTGGGCAGCCCACCCACGCCCCAGCCGCAGCCCCAACCGCGCCGCCCCGTTACGGCACGCGACATGTGGACCGGCCTGGATCGCCTGCAAGCGGCGTATGAGCACCTCATGGGCCTGCCCGTCCACGGCGAATTCGAGAAGCTCACCGGCATCAAGGAGCTCTACATGCTCCTCACCGGTGACCGCACCATGACCGGCCGCTTCCATCCCGAGCTCGCCATGCTCGCCTACGACCCCAACGGCAACAACGCCGACACAACCGCCATGGCCGAGCTGACGCGCAACGTCATGAACAAGGCGCTGGTGCAGCAGTTCGACCTGCTCGAGGAATACCGCTGGTGGGAGCGCGTCAGCTACGTCCAGGACTTCAATTCGCTGCAACAGGTCTCCTGGGTGCGCATCGGCGGCATCGGGGATCTCCCCACCGTCGCGGAAAAGGCGGAATATACCCAGCTGGCATGGGATGACGCCCGCACCACCGCCGACTGGGTCAAGAAAGGCGGCTACCTGCCCCTCTCCCTGGAGATGATCGACCGCGACGATGTGGAGGCATGGCGCTCCGTCCCGCGCCAGCTCGCTACCGCCGCCGTGGTGACGCTCAGCTCCGTCATCTCCGCCCTCTTCACCGACAACAGCGGCGTCGGCCCCGAGATCACCACCGAAGGACAAACCGCCTACGCTTTCTCGGACACCTGGGGCAATCTCATCCACCAGCCGCTGACGTATGAGAACTGGCAGACTGCCATCGAAACGATGTACAAGCTCAGCCAGCTCAATGTCTCCGGCCGCCGCATTGCGGCACGCCCCAAATTCCTGCTCGTGCCCGTCGAACTCGAAGCTCAGGCCATCGCGGTGGTGACTTCCGACCGTCGGCCCGGAACAAATTACAACGATCGCGTGCCCACCAAGCGCATGCTACCCGAGGAGAACGTCATCACCGTGCCGCACTGGACCGACGCCGAATCGTGGGCAGCCCTGGCCGATCCCAACATCTGTCCGTTTATCGGTGTCGGCTTCCGCTACGGTCGCACGCCCGAACTCTTTACCGCATCCGACCCCAGCACGCACCTGCTCTTCACCAACGACGTGCTGCCCATCAAGGTGCGCTGGTACTTTGCCGTGTCGGTCATTGACCCGCGCGGCGCGATCAAATCCAACATCTAATCCCAAGGAGAAAAGGACGATGGAAACCCGTAAAGATTTCAAACTAACCGTAACAATCGCCGCTGCCGTGTTCCTGCTGGCACTGCTGGCGCTCCCCGCGCTCGCGCCTTCCCGGCCCGCCAGCGCCGGCGGCATCCCAACGCCGATCGCCAACCTGCCGGGCAACTCGCAGGACACGGTTTTGGCCACCTTCCTGGATAACGACACCAACACCAACGACGCCGGCGGCCCCGCCGTCCAGGTCTTCACCGCCGAGTACTGCTATATGCAGTACATCATTGACCAGACCACCGGCAACACGACGACACTCAAGAGCCAGTACAGCATGGACGGCACCAACTGGGTGGATGGCATCACGCTGGTGAGCAACAACACCACCGATGACAGCGGCATTGTCCAGGTGCCCGTCTATGCGCGCTACATCCGCATCTACGAGGATCACACCGGCAGCAACGCCATCACCACAACGGTGAAGGCGCTGTGCAAGTAGCACGCGCGAAAGGAGACGCACGATGACCGACATCTACATTGGCAGCATCGCCGTTGCGCCGCTGATTGTGGCGCTGGTGCAGGTGGCGAAGGGCCTCGGCTTCCCCGGCCAATACGCACCGTGGCTGAACGCCACGCTGAGCGTCCTCTTCTACGCGCTCATGTTGCTGCTGGAAGCCAACCCGCAGCTGGCCCAGCCCGTCACCATCGCGCTCAACCTGCTGGTGACGTTTCTTACCGCCGCCGGCATCTATGACATCGGCAAGAACATCACCAACGCGCAATGACGCACGGACTGCCTGAACACCCTGCCCCTCTCCCGCAGCGTCGGGAGAGGGGGCAAGGAGGTGAGGGAAACTATGTGGCACACTACCTACAACCGACAATTCCTGGCCGACCCGGGTCAGAACGACGCCACAACCTACGGCGTCCACATCCGACGCGCACCCAACGCCGCCATGCGCTGCATCGGCGTCCATCACCTCACCGGCCCGGAGAACCGCGGCGGCCATCACATCTACCTGGACATCCTCGATGACGAGGGAGAACGCCTCAAAGGCGCCATCGTCCTCTATACCTGGCAGGGGCGCCAGGGCGATCCGCTTCAGGTCATCTGCGATAAGCCCGATAACGAGCCCGCCGCCAATATCCCGCTCTATCCGGGCCAGGTCGTCACGCTGTGGGTTGATACCGGCCAGGTCACCGGCGCATCCGACCAGGTCACCGGCATCCACACCGCCCACCCCGATGAGGACACCGGCAACACGCGCTATCATCATAGCTTCTATGTTGTCTTCCAGCTGTGCACGGCGCAAACGCCATCCAGCCCGAGCGCGCCCGAACAGGTCACGCCCCGGCCCGATATACCGGAGGAGCCTGTATCCCTGGCGAGCATCCTGCCGGACCTGCTCGAGCGCCTCAACCGCATCCATCAGGACAGCCTGTACATCATGGAGACATTGCAGAAGCTATGACCACACCACCATCCACACCCACCCTGACCAGGAACTGCAATCAGGCAGACATCTGCCTCCACTGCGCCCTGCCCGATTGTGACGAGAACGACATCCATTGTCCCTTCCATCCCAAACCCAAAATCCGGAAACAAAAGGAGTCCACCCATGGCCATGCCAATTACACGCGAACAGGTTGAAAAAGCGCTCAGCCATCTGACACCCCATCCGCTTAAGCTCTGGCATCTCAACCCGAACGGCACCATCACCGCCATCAACGCCATTGGTCAGAAATTCATCCTGGCGGTCGAGACGATTCGCCTCAACCCGCCGCCCCGGGATGACGTGCCGGCGGCCAGACGGCCCAGAGGTCGCACCCGCAAAGCCCGCATCCGCGCGCCCCAATCGGCTGTGCCGGATGTGCATGCCATAATTTGCAATTCGCAATAGGAGCCTGCCCATGGCCACGACGCTCACCGCTCTGCGCGCCCGCGTCGCGCGCACCCTCGCCGACGCCGCCAACCTGGCATGGTCCACCGATGACCTGGACGAAGGCATCCGCAAGGCGCTCTTCGACTACACCCTCGCCGTCCCGCTCCTGCAGACTGCCGACATCCCCATCACCCAGGACGGCAGACAGGTGGACATCAGCAGCATCACCAATATCATACAGGTCGTGGATGTCTGGCTGCCCTACGGTGGTGATGAGACCGATCCGCGCCACCAGCCCTTCCGCCACTGGGTGCAGCTCAACATCCTCTTTGTGGCCGGCGCCTATGTCCCACGCGCCGGTGACACCGCCCGTGTCTTCTACCAGGCCTATCACACCCTGGACGGCCTCGATGGCGCCACGCAAACCACCTTTCCCGACCCACACGCCGGCGCCATCGCCCTGGGTGCTGCCGCGTATTGTGCCGCCTCGCGCGCTGTTGACCTCACCGAGCAGGTCACCGTGGACCGCGAAGCGGTGGAACGCCTGCAAACCTGGGCACGCCGCGCCATGCTCGACTTTCAGGATCGCCTCAAGGTGCTTGCCGGCCATGCCGGCGGCGTCCCCCATGTGCCCCTGCCGCCGCTGGATCGCCATGATGGGGAGTGGGCGTAATGCACAGGTTGCACCGCCGAGAGAAATAAAGAGAAATCTCTGCGCACCCTCTCGGCGGTGAGACAAAGCTTAT